GGCGTTACCACGGGCACGGGGGGGCGGGCATAGATCGACGGACCAAGCACCTGCACATTGGCCCAGAACAGTTGGAACTCGCGCTCGCGCGACACAGCAGCCAGCCGCTTCAGTTCGGCATACTGCTTGTCGATGTTGTCGGCCTTGTTCTGATACTCCTCGAACGCCTTCTCCGCATCGCGGAGAAGGTTGAGCCACGGCGCGGATTCGCCGGGACGCTCGGAGGGTTCGTATTCGGTGTCGGCCGTCGCTTCGATCATATGCGTATCCTTGACCGTGGCGGCTCTTGCGGGGGCGGAATGATGAACTTGCCGGGAGGCGGGACGGGCGGGCTGTCATCGAACAGCGGCGTCGGAACCCACGGGCGCGACATGCAGGCGTAACGGGTTTCGTCAGCCGCATGGTCCTCGCTATCCGAATCCAGATCCTCTGGCCTGTCCTCGTCGTGTTGCAGTGCCGGGATTGTGCGTATCGAATGGATGCAGCTTGAGAAGAACAGCAGCATCGGCCGCCCTTCCGCATCTCCCCGCAGTCTGGCGCGCATCTGGTCCCAGCCACCCATTGCGCCGCGTTGAGTGACGCGCTTGTTGTCGGCGGGCCGGAAGAAAGCGCCAGCATTTGCCATTCGTTCGGCTATCGACGGGCCGCCGTCCGTAGCGAATGCAGCAGGGTCGAGAACCCCATATGAGATCTTGTCGTCCAGATCGCGCGCCCATACCCCGCGTCCGACCTCGCTGGCATCCATCTTCAAGCCAACGTTGGGCACGAACTTGCCGTGCTGATCCTTCCGGCACCCATACCATTCGCGATATTTGACGAGCGCGCCGCGCGGGATAATCGCGCCATCAGGCGTCTTGAACTCGTCGGGCGGGACAGCATACCACCCGAACGAAAACGGCTTGGCGCTGCCCCAATCCCCCGCCCTAAACCGCAACCAATCATCCGGTATCTCGAACGGCCGGATGACATGGCGCTTCTGATCGAAATTGTCGAAGAACGCCCCTTCGACCACATCCCAATCGCCCCAGCGCATTGCGCGCACCAGGCTCTCGCTACCGAGGCCGGCAAGCCGCATTTCGTAGCCGGGGTCGTGATCCGTCATCGACGGGTTATCTTCGAGGCGGGCCGGGATGTATTGCCGGTCCATGCCACCTTCGCTGTTCGGCGCCTTGATGACCTTCATCGGCTCGACACCATCAATGAATGTCATCTTGACGAACTGGTGCCCAATGCCGCCCGGGTTCGCCCCACACAGGATGCGAGGGAACTTGCCGCGATACTTGGCCGGGACATCAATGCCTACCATGCGGACGCGATTGCGCAGGAAGCGGTAGATCGTGTCCGTGAAGTGCGTCAGCTCGTCAATCAGCAGGACGTGGATTTCAGCGCCCTGATATTTGAAGCGGTCCTTCTCGTCCTTGCAGTGGCAGAGATAGATCTTCGAGCCGTTCCAAAACCTGATCTCGTCCTCGACAATCGTCGCGAACCCGCATTCGACCCAGCCTGCCAGGAACTCGCGAAAGCCGCTCGGGCCTTCCATGTGGTTCTTGACCAGATCGTCTCGGATACGGCGGAAGAGATAGACCTGTAGGCCCGGTATCTCTGCGCACCACGTAATCGCAGCCATCCGCATGAGATGGCTTTTGCCCCCGCCAGCCGCCCCGCCGTAAAGGATTTCCGTTGCCTCGCTCCAGAACGCCACCTGCTGCTTGTCATGCAGGTTGATGTCGAGCGCGGCGTCAGCCGGCTTTGCCATTGCCGAAGTTGATTGTAGGCGTCAGGGCAAGCTTGCCGTCCACATTCACCTGCATGGGCAGCACCTTGCCGAGAAGGGCCATGAACGGGCCTGGGTTCTCCTCAGCCTGCCTCTGTAGGTATGCCGCCATATCCCCTTTGCCCGCGTCTGTAGCAGCCTTGAGAATGGCATCCTTGAGCAGCGTGGTCGTCCTGTTGGGAACGCCCTTTGGCCGTCCTGGGCCTGGTCTGCCCTCTCCGATTTTCGGCGTTTGTTTTTTCATGTCACCCTCGGCGGTCTGAGCGCGCGAATGGTCTGTTCTGATGAGGCTTGCCCGCGCGCATGTCCCCTGGAGTTAGGCATCTCTGGAGAGCGATGGGACAGGGCCGGCAAAGTGTGCGAGGGCCGGGGCGCGACTTCCGGCTTTTCATACTGGGATACCCGTTGGGTGCGGACGCAAGTTGCTCGGGCTATTGCCGACTTGCCGTTGGCCTTGGGTCTTCCGCCTCGCATATCGTTGCGCCGAAGCGCGAAACTCTGGCAATAAACCGCTGACGCGCGCCGCACGTGGGCGCTGGGTTTGGCTGGCGTGTATTCCCATCCTGAGGCAATATGACGCCATGCGCTGAGCGGTGAACATCTCAGCTGTAGGCCGGGGTTTCCCCTGTCGCCATGCAAATCACCTGCACGGCACATTAACCTATTGCTGGTTAACTTCAAGCGGCTTTTTTCGCTTCGGAAAGTGGCACCGTGATCGTGCCCGCGATGTCAAGCTTGTCCACGATCTTCTTCAGGCTGGGATCGGTCTTGGCAGCTTTGCGGATGATCTGGCGAGCCGCGCGCGATTCCTCCTGAAATTTCACCAACGCCTTTGCCTCGGCATCGAACAACGTTAGAATGTCAAAGAATTCAATCGGCATAGGAGTTTCGCCTACACCCACAACACCCACGACGCCGGGGAGATCGTATAGCACTTCCCAATTTGGATCTTGGATGAACACATACCCGACGATCATGGCAAAACGGCGGGATTTCCACAGGTAAGGGCGAAGTCTGTCTCTAACGAGACGCCGCTCGGCTGGCATATAACAGGAGATACCGGCGTCGGTCAGAACGCGCTCGATTGCCGACACGTCCGGATTGAGGCTAGGCACGATGCGATAGCCTTTGCCGCGCGTATTGCCCTTCGATGTCAGCGCCGTTTTTTCCACAGCGTATTCGCGTTGCGGCTTCTGCGAACCGGGCGCGGATCGGATAGCATACCACGTCATTCCTGCTTGCCTTTCGCCTTGGCGAGAGCGGCGCGGCGCATCACGTCTAGTTCGTATTCGCTGATCGTCTTGTCACCCATCTTCTCCAGCACCCACACGATAGCGTCCAAAGTGTCGGCGGCTTCCTGACACACGCCGACTTTGCGCCATGTTCCCTTGCCATCTCCTACCGGTTCACTGTAGGCGCGAAGTCGTTCGGAGATCGAGATCATCGCGGCATCTTCTTGTGTTGCCTCAGAATCGCTTGGAGCCGATCTGCCTCGCGCTCCAGCTTCTCCCTCGCCCGGATCTCCGCACTGCCGCCCGTGAATTTCGCCTGCTTGAACTTGTCGACCGCGATTCCGACCTCAATGCAGGCGTTCATGATCTCGCGATCAATGCTCTTGTCGCGCTCGATCAGGAGGCTCACACGCCGCTCGCTTTCGATGATGTCGGCGACCTCTTTCGCGACCATCTTGTGAACGACGGCCGCTGCTTTGTCGGCTATGGCTGATGCCTGGTCCAACATGACGCTTACTCCGCTGCTTGCTTGCGCGCCTCGTATTCCCTCGCCCATTTGGAGCGAGGCTGAGGACGGTTGATGTTGACGACGTTGGTTTGCTTCTCGGCTTGGCGGGCCTGGAATGCGCGCTCATGTTCGCATTCATCCATCCACCGTTCGGAATTGAGATAGACGGACAGGAGGTTGATGTAGGGCCGGTCGCGCTCACTGAGGGAGCGGAGATGCCATTGCGCCCCGTCGATCATGTCCTGCGGATCTGCGCCTAGCTCCAGCCATTTGATGTATGTGGGGCGAGCCTTGCCGCGTCCGTCCGTCTTGCGGGCGTAGGGCAACCACAGCTTCCACAGCGTTTCAAAGCCGGTTGGTTCCTGTCTCATGCCGCCTCCTGCTCAATCTCGTGAACAGTGATCGTGCATGGCGGCCCTGCATCGACCCAACGCGCGTGAATCGACATGACTTGGCTATCGTCCTTGATCGTCTTGGAAGCCGTCAGCAGGTCCAGCAGCGCCTTCAGAATGTTGTCGAGGTCGCGGCGCTTGTTCCCTGGACGATATGCCTCTACGGTGACGGCTACAGGGCCAACAATGCACCGATGCTGGCTTGACCTGTTGCGCTGGGCGATCAGCATCCATTGTGCCTCGTGCGCCCAAGCCTTCGCCTCTTTGGTCTTCACTCGGCCTTTTCCGGTGACATTGCGATACATCCCGTTGACGGATGGCGGCATGGGCAGATCAAAGGTGAGGCTCATTACTCAGCCCCCGCATATCTGACCTTGTTCCGCGACCGTGCGCCTTGGCTCTTGTTGCTGCCACGCACAGGCTCAGGAAGGCAGGGAATGGGCGTATCGACTTCCATCTCCGGGATTTGCATCAGCACCGCCCATGAGGCCGGGTGAGGCGCGCCTTCTATGATCGTCCAGCCGAGAGCCAGGCGTGTCGGGACGGAGGAACGCGGGACATAGGTGATCCTCAATACGACCTCCCCGGGGCGTATATGCATAGGATGCGGCCAGCCTCGAAATCGCCCGCGACCTGACACACATGGAAGGTGCCGTCCGGGCTTTCCTTCACCCGCTTGTCCTGATAGCCTACGACCTCGCCCGTCTTGATGAGCAGGTAGCCCTCCGGCGTCTCTCGGATCTCGCTAGCAGCAACGGGCCTGCAGTCCCGGTCCGAACAGCAAGAGTAGCTATACCGCCACCCCAAGGGTTGCCCATTCACGTCCGTCGCCTCGTGCGCCTGTGCCAGTGCTACGGCGAGGAAGATCAGGCCACATACAGCCATGAGGATGACGGCTATCTTCATGCGGGAGTTGTCGTCAGGCATGTCAGCCGATCCTCAATCTCAGGTGCGCCCCGGAGATCTTGATCCGGGTGCGGGGCTTTAGAGTGCGGAAGAGACGGGTGAGGAAGACGGGCATGGGCTTCCGCAGTCGATCAGTTGACGGCATGGCGCGTCTCGCGCATCTGGTTGACGATGTATTCGGAAAGGCCGGTCTCACTGGTTGCGCGGATCGTGGCCCACGGCATGTCAAGGGTGATGATCTTGTCGTCCATGACGATGCCGATCTTGAAACTATCGTGGGTGCGTGCCTCAGCGATCTTCGCGGCAAAACGCACGTCGATTTTCTCGCCGCGCTCAGCGGACTTAAGCGTCGCCGCGATCTTGTCCGCCTGGGCCTTGATGGTGTTTAGGGGGGAGTGCCGGGTTGTCATGCAGCCCTCGACACGGAGCCGATTTCAACTGGCTCTTTCCCGCTTGGCAACAAGTCAGCCTCACGGCACGAATAGACCTTGGGACTGCCTTCTTGGCAGAGGATGTAGGAAACAGCGCGACGGCCTACCTGCTTCATTAATGGGCGCGGCTCTCCCATCAAATCGGCAAGCGCATCATCTGGCGAAAAACCGGGCGGGATTGCCACCAACACTACAAGTTCAGGTGGGAAATGGCCAACTGACTGATTGCGCCGAACCCTGACAATATCGCCCCGCTTGAACCGCGCTTCCGGGCACGGAGGCGTCTCGCCCCTCATCCCCGTGATCCTGAGAACGTGGCCGCTGCCGATCAAGAATGCCTGTCGCTGGCTCATGTTCCGACCCTCTCGTTTGTGCCATCCCAAACGAACTGCCCATCGGCGCCGACCGGGAAATGTGTGCCGCAGCCGCAGCAGAACGTGCCGCTGTAGAAGCGCGGATCACGGGCATAGGTCTCGGCCAACGTCTGGCCCATCGTCGTGACCGTGCCGCAAGCCAGATGCCGGTATGACCGCCGCACCGGCCGCACAAAGCCCTTGGCGCGCTCCTCCTCGGCAAGAACGACATACCCTCGCTGCTGGCCTGCTTGTGGACCTTCCGTGATGATTTCGCGGTGGCCGGGGTATATCTGCGTCCCGTCCGAGAGTGTGCGGCGCGGCTCGCCTTCGGTGTTCATCTCACTGTCCTTTTCGCTTGCGCCGCGCGGAGCGACGACTGTTCAGAGTTCGTCATCTTTCAATTCGGGCGCGATCCAGAGCGCGAGCCATCGCGCGGAACGCATCAACGAACGGGCGATAGAAATCCGCCTCGCTGCCGTCCAAGAAATCGTCTGCTTTGGAGATGAGTTGTTCGATTGAGCGGAGTTCTTCCCGGCCATAACGGAGTCCTGTCATTTCCTCGAGATCGCGGATTTCATCAGCGTTAGGGCTGACGCGCAGATCACCGTTCCAAAAATCCCGCACCCGATTGGCCGTCCACGGCCGCTTGCGCTTGCGGTCCTTCGTCTTCCGCTCAAATTCGAAGACGGCGGCGGTCGCATAGCGAAGCCGTTCCTTCTTTGAGCCTATTGCTGGCGGAGCGACCCGCTCCCTCAGCACGTCATGGACAAACTCGACGCTAGACATTTCGGAGTTCTCCGACTTGAATTTGGGCATTTCCGACGTTCCTTCCGTCACTGTTGCTCTCGTGAACAACAGCCGGACGAAAGGACTTCACCGATGCGCAGACACCCTCCCCGCTGCCAGGCAAGACAGGGCGTTGCGCGGAACCGCAGGCCGATGAGGCTTGCGGCGAATGATAACTGGCTGGACGCACCAGCCACGGATTCCAGCTCTGATCCATTCGAAGCGCTGGGCGAGATCGCGTCTCGCCTGTCGCGCAGATGGTGGGCGGATGAGTGATCATGCGGCCCTCTCAAACAGAAGCTTGTCGAGGGTCGGGTGCTTATCGACACGAGGACGGGATTTGCATGACCATGAGCGGCCATTCACTTCCCCGATCTGACGCCACCCAGCAGCTGATAGGGATGTTCCCGGCTCACTTGCCAGGATGTATGTCCCGATGCGACGATAGCCGAGTGCGAACGCCGCCTTCGCAGCCGCGCCATACAGGAAGGAACAGGCGTTTCTCGTCCCGTCTGTCGCAAGGCGCGTGACTTCAAGCGTCCAGCCGTCATCCCTGCCCCGCGCCACGGGGCGACCGATAATTGCCACGCCTACGATCTCGCCGTCCTTTGACGCGCCGAGGGAGAACTTATGCCCGACGACTTCGCCATGATGGCGATGCACCTTCGCAACAAAGGCGTTGGCCGATGCCAGATCGAGTGGGACAACGTGGAGGCTCACGACACCATCCCCGCTGCGTTCTCTGCGTCGGTGCGGGAGAGTGGGCGCATCGCGTCAATGTCGCCCTGATGTGGCCTGCGGTAGTTCAACAGCCACGAGGGCCAGCTCGTGAACTTGTTCCCGCGCTTTGCCGTGATCGTCGCGTTGGGAAGGTCTTGGAGGCCCGGAAATGTTTCTTCGAACTCGATCAGGAGATCGGCCATTTTGCCCTGCCATTCATCCGGCATGGCGTGTATCAACACGCGAGGCATGACGGCAAAGCTGGCGCGGTCCAGACCGAACCATCCCCAAAGTTTGCTCCGGCCGGAACCAGTCTCATCGGGAGTTGTCACGAGAACACCTCCCACGCCCATTTCACGCTGAGCCAGATGTGAGACGCGGGTTTGCATCACGATCTCCGGGGTTCTGCGTCGGTCGGCTGGGCCTGCGTCTCGCGCCATGCGGCGAGGAAGGCAGGGTCGAATAAAGAAGGCGGAACGCAGTCGCCCGCGCTCATCGCCGAGTTGCCGCACGACTGGGAGGATTTGGCGTGCGGGTGGGGAAAGGGTGCAGCCAGCGGGGTCCGCCGAGAGGATTGGGCCTCTCCCGCTGGCTGCTTGCCGTCGCGATGAGGGGGTTGCGCGACGGTGTTCATGCGGCGGCTCCAGATGAGCGGTGACGCCTATGCTTCTTGTCCTTGACGGGTTTGTCGTTGCGTTCGAGCCAGCGCGCCGCTGCATCGCGTCCGCGATATTCCTGCTCGTCAGCTACGGAGAGTTTGCGCTTGCCGTCCGTGCGGGCCTTGCGCCAGTTGAGGGCTTTCATGCCGCCGCTCCCTGTTCAGACGCATCCTTCACGGTGGGGCGGCGCGGCGGACCGAAGATGTCGGGGCGAAGAATGTGCTTCGAGACCTTCCCGTTGGTGGCCTCGTGCAGCTTCTTCGCCATGTCGGCGCTGATCGACTTCGCCTTCTTCAGATACGAGATTTGCTGCTGGGAACAGCCGATCGCCGACGCCAGTTTTTCTTGGGAGCCGAAGTGCTCGACCGCTGCGGAGATGTGGGGTTCAAGGTTCATGACAACAAGCAAACTAGTTGGCTTCGCAGATCATGTCAACTAGCAATCTTGTAGGGCCGCTTGTGATCGCGCTCGCTAGAATGCCGAGCATGACGATTGCCAAGAACCTCACGCGCTTGCGCTCGAAAGCCGGGCTGTCCCAATCCGCACTGGCGAAGCTGTCGGGCGTCTCTCAGCAGCTCATCTCGCAGATCGAGCGCGGCGAAAATGTCTCAACCCGTCACTTGCCAAAGCTCGCCAACGCGCTCGGGGTGGGCATCGGTGAGATCGATCCGTCCTACGTCGGGCCGGCCCCGAACGTCCGCATGGTGAAAGTCGTCGGCTTCGTCCAGGCGGGGCACTATGACGAGGCATGGGAGTTGCCGGAGGAAGACATCTACGAGGTGCCCATTCCTGCCGACCCGCGTTTGCACAACTACTCGCTGCTCGCCGTTGAGACGCGCGGAACGTCGATGAACCGGCGCTACCCTGAGGGGACGATCCTCGTTTTCAGCAGCGCGATCCAGACCCACGAGGATCTGAAACCTGGTCGGCGCTACATCATCGAACGGGAACGCGCGGATGGAACGCGGGAGGCGACCGTCAAGCTCTTATGGCTCGACAAAGGCGGGAAACCGTGGCTTTTACCTGAGTCCGACGACCCGCTTTTCCAAGCACCTATCGCCCTTGATGGTGACGAGGGCGACACTATCCGGGTTTTGGGGCAGGTTCGGTTTTCTGTTGCGCGTGAGGACTAGAGCCTTATTCTCCTAAGCCATATCCCTAGAACTAGGAACTTCCGTTATTAAGCCAGTTCCGCTATTCTAGGGGTCAAGGATAATACCTGAATGAGGGGTCAAGGGTGATACCTCAGCAGCCGGGCTGATCAGCGCATAGTGGTTAACCGCGCGCCTTCCGCCTTTAGGTTTTACCCGCCGAACTCGCAACAATTGCGCCTTAATCAGGGTCGCCACCGCACGTTTGACGGTCGGCTCCGACAGCCCCAAATCCTCCGCGATCCTTGATTGCATATACCAGGTCTCGCGGCTTTTCGGGTTCGCTCGGATAGCGATGAAGCAGCCAATTAGCCGCGTGCTTGCATCCCATTCCGTCCGCGTCTGGACGAATCTCATCCACTCATCTCGATCACGGTAGAAAACCCCAGCTTCGCTCAGCCCGTGGTGATTGCGTCGTATAGCCATGCCAACGGCTTACAAGAAATCTAGTTGCGACACAAGTTTCCTTGTTGACTTTCACTAGGAGGCTAGTAGGATGCTCCCCATACCCCACGCATCGGGGCACGGAACGGAGAACGGATATGGAGAAGACAGTCCAGACAATCGATGTCAGTCGAGCAGCGGAATCGCTAGCTGGAATGGTGGCCGATTGGTATGGCGACGCCCCGCTCCCGAACGCGCGCATTACGGCGCATGCCATCGCTCAGCGTCTCGCCCGCTTTGCTGTGCCGGAAGACGGTTGGACAGATGCGCAGCACAACGCGGCAATCGAGGCGCTGGCCGGTCATAAATGGCTTGACCCTGAATGCGGCGCGAACGGCTGTCAGTCGCTCGTTTGGAAGGCCCGTTACGAGGCCGCAGTAAATGGCCGCCGCGAGTTCAGGCAAGCATATCGGAACGTCAAGGCCAAGCTATGCGACTGTGAACGCGGCCACAATGGCATTGGTATGGCTGGGCGGGAGTGCGATTGTCCGGCTGGGGAGGGCCGCTGACATGGGCATCACCTACGGCGACCATCTCATCGACATCGGCTACCACGACATCACGCCCGAGCAGGAGCGCGCGAGAGACATAGAGGCGGCAACGAGCATCGACCCGATTATCGCTTGGATGGTCGAGCACGGATGGCTGGACGCTGACGCCGAATACTACACGGCAGACTTGATAGCCGCGCTTAACGACAACGGCGTTCCTGCCTGCCCTCACGATTGCTACCGCCCTGGTGATTGTGATGGCTCCTGCACTCACCCGAATCCCACCGCATGACGGCAAGGAGACGATAGCGATGATAATTCCCCAAACAGAACGAGAGGCTCTCGACGCAGTTATGCGTCAGACAGAAGCCGATCTCGCCTCGGCCCATGCTGAGATTTGCAGGCTTCAGGGATTGGAGCCGTCAAAGCACTCGTGGCCGGAATGGTCGCCGCAGGCCAACACGCTGAGGTGGTTCGCGGCAATTCGCGAAAGGTTTTCGCTCGCCACACCGACCCACGCCGCCTGAACAGCAACACGCCAGCCGCATCGAGCCTGGCGGGAACGGAGAGAGACGATGACATACAGCGCCGAAATCATCGCAGAGGCCGAAAACCATCCCACGCTTGGGGCGGAGTATTTCGCAGCCCGCGAAGTTGCTGAGCGCTTTATGTCCCACTGGACGGAAGAGCACGCGGAAAAGTTCGCCGAGGAAATCGTCAAGCCGGTTCTCGACATCGTGCAGGAGCGCGTTTGGGACTCGTTCCGCGACTTCCTTCTGAGCGACACCGAACAGAACATTCAGAGCGCCATGCGGCGCATGGTCGAGGACAGTGTCCGCGCCCTCATCGGCGGCAATAAGTGGGCCAACGTCAAATACATCCAGACCGAATATCGCGACGGCGAGAAGGTCCGCGAAACACTGGCGAAGCTCTACAGCGACGACATCAAAGACGGGCGCATTGCCGACCTCGAAAAGGAAGTCGCGCGGCTGAAGGACTCCCTGCGCTTTTACCAGCGCGCCTGAACACAACACCATCAGCCAGCCGCATCGAGCGGCGAAGGGGAGACGAAGATGAGCCTGACCGGAGAATGCCGCTGCTGTCGGAAGCCGATTGATCGCTCTCGACTGGCCTGCCCGCAGCATTGGGCAATGCTTCCGAAGCCTCTCAAGGACGCGATCATTCAAACCTATCGCGCGCACGACTGGCGCGCCTACGTCAAGAACGTCGATGAGGCAGACAGGCTTTGGCAGGACGCGGGCTTATGGAAGCCGGGCGTCCCGATGTCCACTCGCGCGGCAAAAGGCGTTGACGCGCTTCGCCCCAAATGACGCCGATGGACAAGGGAGAACGGATATGAACGCCCACACTGCACCAGAAGTCTCGTTGAACGGCGCACTTAACCGCTTCCACTTGGACCATTGGTCAGACCATGCGTTCCGGGAACACATCCCGGCCGTGCGCACGACGATCGAAGCGCTTGAGAACATGACGGCGCGTTCTCTCCACTTCGAGAGAGAGTGTGAAGATCTCAAATTGAAGCTCGTCGCCGCCCTGTCTGACGCGGATCAACTGCGCAATCACACCGCCAAGTGCGCCTGACCTCACACACCGCCCATCGAACACGGAGAGACGGATATGAACGCCGAGCCAGACCCAAGAGTGGCGATTGTCGTGAAGATCATGGAGCAGACCCGCGTCGAGCGGGCGAGGCGTCTGATCGAAGTTCGCGACATGCGCCGCAAGGACGGCCGAGTCCGGATGGCTGAGGAAGCCCAAGCTATTATCGCGGCACTGGACGCTAACGATGTTGCTCTCTTCGACGCTGCGACAGCGCGCGCGAAAGCAACCCTCACCGCGCGGGAACCGGAACCGGCACAAGTTGAAGCCGAAGCGCGCAAGATTTGCTTCGCGATGTGCAGCACAGGACAGTTCATCGATCCCGAGAACGGGTGCTGTTCGGTCTGCAAAACCGAGAGCGAATGTCAGTCGTGGCGTTGCTTCGATAGCGAGGCCCGCGCCGCTCTTTCCAAGGCTGGAGGCTGATCCGATGCCCCGCGAAACCATCATTCGAATGCAGCCCCCTGCCGGTGAAAAAATCCGGTCGACGCAGGATGGCAGCATGGAGGGCGTGGCAGTGACCGGGCAGTCGCCGGTAGCTGCGCCCTCCACACCACCCACCCACATCGGCTGAACGAGGGAGACGAGAGATGAACGCCCCAACGACGACAGATCGACTGAACGCGGAACTGGCATTCAACGCCAATCGCGCTGATCACGAGCCTGTCACCGATAGCAGTCTGACCTTCGGCGATCTCAGGGCCATCAAGTCGGCTCTGGTCGCGTCCCCGCACAAATTGGCGGAAATCCTTCGCGAGGCAGAACCGGAAATCGAAGCTGACGGCAGCGCAACTCTGATGGAAATCACAGTCGAGGACGCTCGCAAGATCGCTTGGGCGCTCCTGTCCGGAAAGCCGCTACAAACTTCGGACACTTACCGGGAAGCACTCGAAAGCATCGACGCGGTTGCCGTGGACTTCGGCCACTTTGAAACAGCTGCTCGCACGATGCACGAGATAGCGCGGAAGGCGCTGTTTCCGTCCGCCTCGAAAGAGAGCGCCCCAGTCTCAGACGAAGACCGCATCGCCTACTGGAAGGGCGCTTATGAGCGCATGGCGGCGCGGAACAAAGAGTTGTCGAGCCTGCTCAGCCCATCCCAAGCCTCCGTGGAGGCAATGTGCCAAGCAACGATCCTCGGAGAGGACAGCTATGGGAGGCCTGTTCACCTCAGTAAAAGAGAGGCTGAGGTCGCTATAGCCGCCTACCTCGCCCACTCTACCGCCGCTCTCTCCAAGGCTGGAGGCTGATCCGATGAATGCCACACCCCGCGTAATCGACAACGACCGAGACGAGATCACCGTCACGCTCGACGGCAAGGAAATCCGAGGCTGGTCCTATGCGGACGAGACTGAGCGCCGCGTGAAGATGCTGGCGGCTCGTGAATTCTGCGAGGGCTGGTTTGTCGCGACGAAACGCGCCGCGAAGCTCGCTGACGACGTTCACGGCGAAGGCCCGGACGGTTCCTACGACAACGGCGCGACTCGGGACGGCTGGGACATGGCCTCTCAGCACATCAAGAAACTGATCGATGGCACAGTCAAGGCTGGAGGCTGATATGAACGCCGACAAGAGAGACCTCACCGTCGCAATCGAGCGAGCCTGTGCACAGCTCTGTGCCCTCAAGGACGGGCTGCACTGCTCCGCGATTGCCACGCTGGAACTGCAAGCCGAGAGCGCCCTGCTCTATTCGGACTACGCCCGCCAGATCGCGACGATTTGCGATGACGTTCTGATCGAGGCAGTCGAGATCGCGGCGGGCCTTGGCAATCGAGACGTATCCGCCACCGAACGCGCTGACATGCGGGTTCACGACGCAATGGATGAAATCCTTTCGGACGCCCGCGATTGGGCCGACGACGCCGTTCAGGAAAGGGCTGCGTGATGGACGCTCGCACACTCGAAGCCCTCAAGGCGTCAATCGCCAAGTGGGAGAGGAATGCGGTGGCGGAGAGGGCTTTCGATTATCTGACAACGGCGACCGATTGCCCTCTCTGCCGTCTGTTCTTCCATAACGGATGCCTCGGATGCCCCGTCTTCGACCACACGGAGGAAGATTGTTGCAATTCCACCCCCTACGAAGCCGCCGCCGATGCGGCTGTTGACTGGGAGTATCACAATGATCGCGACCTACCTAGCGAAACGGCCCGAGACAAAGCGCATGCCGCCGCCAGAGCGGAAGTCGCCTTCCTCAAGAGCCTTCTTCCCCCGGAGGAAGCACAATGAAATGGCGCGTCCTCGTCACCCCTCTCAGCGACCGCGTATTGCCGGCGCTGTTCGTATCCGGCCCGTTCACCCGCAAATCCGATGCCGTCGCCAACGTCCTGTTCTGGCGTTCGCTGGGCGGATGTTCCGCACGAGTGGAGATGATGACGTGAGAAAACTTCCGAATATTGATCCTGAGTTCATCGTCATTTGTCAGTCGGCATGGATGAACGCCTCCGGCTACGGAATCCACTATGGATGGGACGGCGAACGCTTCAATAATCGAAACGACGCCATCAAGCATGGATGGAAGCTTCGCGGCTCTGACGACTTCAACATCGCTCAGACCTATGGCGATGACCTGATCTGGTTCGGCTGGATGGATCAGCGCATTGACGAGGATGAGAACACAGCACGCGAGATCGCAGAAGCCATCGGGCTTATGTTTAACCCGCGTTGGTATCGCCTCGAATATTCGAAGGCAGACGGACGAGTAGTAGGCCAACGCGAGGCCAAGCCATGACCCCCGCAATCGAATGGCTCTGCCACCGGCCCCTACTCGCTCGGACGCTGATCATCGCTGCGGTCTACGACGCGTTCTGGTTTGAAGGAGGCGCGTTTCTTTTCGAGAGGATGTGAGATGGCAACCAAAGAGCAAGTCCAAGCCGCATTGAACGTTAAGCCCTTCGATGATGGCGATGAAAACGTCCAATATATCCTTCTGCGCGGCCTCGCCGCCATTGGGTTCAAACTTCCGGCTCATGCTTCTTGGGATGTGATGGAGGCCGCTATCGACGCCGCCCGCGAGGCCGACCCGTCATGACCACCCACGCCAGAGAGGACGAGCGGACGGTGTTCGAAATCCCGCCCGGAATGCTTGAGCGCAACGCGCAGGCCGCGATTGACGATCTCGTCGCCCGCTACGGCTCGGAAGCGAGGCACATCGTCGCCGAATGCCTCACCAATTCACTCGACAAGAGGACACGCAGGCAATGAGCTATTTCCGAACCGACCTTGCGGAGTTCTGCGAGCGGTCTGCCGTCAGCACCGACGATCTGTTCCGCGTTCTCAATGCCGTGCGCCAGGATGCTTGGTGCGCTGGCGGCGCGATCCGTAGGACGCTGATCAAACAGCCGCTCGACAGTGACTTCGACTTCTTCTTCCGAGATGCCGAACACCTCGCCGCATGGGAGGCTGGCCTACCGCCCTCTCTGTCTCTCGTTCGCGAGACGGAACACCACAAGCACTGGCGCGGCACTGTCGGCGACTCCGCATTGCCTATCGATGTTCAGGCGATCCGGTTCCGGTTTTACGAAAGCCCGGAAGCCGTCATCGATAGCTTTGACTACACCATAACGCAGTTCGCTTTCGACGGCAAAGACCTGATCACGACGCCGGTCGCGTTGTGGGATTTGGGCCGCAAGCGCCTTGCCATTCACAAGATCACCTACCCCGTCGCGACCATGCGACGGCTCCTGAAATACACCCGCCAAGGCTTCACCGCCTGCAACGGATGTCTAGCCACCCTTCTCAGAGAAACCGCCCAATCGCCGGAAGCGCTTGCCGCTCTCGACATTGGCTATGTGGATTGAAACGATGAGCGAGAACACGAAACTTTGGGACATTCTCGGGCGTACTGACCCGAAGCATACGAAGCAGTTCAAGCGCGGCGGTGGCTTCTCAGGGACGGCCATCAAGCCGATCTGGTCCTTCCGCCGCATGACCGAGGAATTCGGCCCCTGTGGTATCGGGTGGGGCGTCGGCGAGCCTTCATTCCAGGTTGTCAACGGCGATAACCGCGAAGTGCTTGTCTACTGCATCGTCAAGGTCTGGTTCAAGCAGGACGACAACCATTCCCAGCACATCTACGGCGTCGGCGGCGACAAGGTCGTCACCTACATCAAGGAGAACGCACAATACAACAGACCTGCGCGTTGGGAAAGCGATGACGAGGCGTTCAAGAAGGCGTTCACCGATGCGGTGACGAACGCCTTGAAGCTGATAGGCGTCGGCGCCGACGTGCATATGGGGCTGTTCGAGGACAACAAATACGTCCGCGAAATGACCGACGAGTTCGCCGAGCCGGAAGACAAGCCGCTCAATCTTCCCAAGCCAAAATCGAGCGCGGAACTCAAGCGCAATTCGTCATGGGACATTTTCCAGACGGAACTCGCCGAGTGCGACACACTGATCAAGCTTGAGAAGTTCAAGGTTGCATGGCGCGAGAAGATCGTCGCCGAAGGATGGAACGCCTCGTTCAAGGCGGCGGCTCGCGACCAGATCGAAGGCCGTGAAAAGGCAATCCGTGACGCGGTGGAGGACGAACCTTTTCCCGGCGATCTGCCGCCGTCGCTTCCCCCTCACCTCGCCAACATCCCTCAGCGCCCGCTCTAGGAGAACACCGTGAAGACCATCGTAATCGCAGGCCGTCTCGGCAAGGACGCCGAACTCCGCAGGACACAGGACGGAACAGCCGTTCTCAACTTCACCGTTGCCGTTGATGACGGCTATGGCGAGCGCAAGGGAACCATGTGGTTCGATTGCTCGCTGTTCGGCAAGCGCGGCGAGGCGTTGGAACCTCACCTGTCAAAGGGTAGCGCCGTCACCGTGTCAGGTGATCTCGGCAAGCGCGAGCATGACGGCAAGACGTATCTCACCGTCCGCGTCTCGGAACTCACCATGCAGGGCGGCGGCGAGAAGCGCGAAGCGGCTCCGAAGCAGGAGCGCCAGCGAGGAGACCGTGACGACCCACGCACTCAGCGCCGTGTCGATGACGATCTAGACGACACCATCCCATTTTGAGGAAGCCACGATGGCGAAGAAGCCCGACAAACCCGTCTACAGCTTCGTGCGCAAGGGCAATCACCTTGTGCCGGAACTCGACTACGACACGCACGCTCTGGACGGCATCGCTCAGGGCCAGCGGGTGCGCGTCGAAATCCGCGAGTGGCGGAACCTCGAAAGGCTCAAAGCCTATTGGGCCATGCTTCACGACGTGGTTGCCGCGACCGGCGCAAACCGCCTCACAGCCGAACGGTTGCACGAGGTGTTGAAGCTCCACAACGGATGCGTCGATGTCGTGATGCTGCCGAACGGACAGCCCGTCGCGATCCCGTCGAGCATCGCCTTGGACAAGATGTCGGAGCCTGAATTCGTGGCGTTTTTCCAGAAGGCGGAGGAATGGCTGGCGGAAACTTACGGCTACGTGAGCGAGAGGAAAGCGGCATGAAACCCGAAAAGATGGCTAAGGATCTCCGCTCAATCGCTGACGCAAGCCGGCGCGATAACGGCAAGGATATCCCTCTCGGAACGACGCTTCGCAACGCTGCCCACCTCATCGAATACATCGATGCTGAGCGCGAGTGCTACGAGATGATGGCGCACGATCTGGCTGGCGAAGCAGTCGTCGCGCACATCACGCGGAAATGGCCGGGTATCGCCGCCGCATGGGAGGCGTATCGCAAATGAACATCGCCCCGCTCGAACATCCCCGCCCCATCCCGGTCAAGCCGCACACCCGCTCCCGGCCTTACGGGGACGAGTTTCGCACGACAACACGCGAGCTGATTTCCTTCGTTCGCAAACTAGACCGAGCAGCCGAGACAATCGCAGACGCATTCATCGCGGCGGTCAATGAAGACAGGAGAGGGTGATGAAATACGACAGAGAACGCGCGCAGCGCAACTCAAATCCGCACGCCGAAGCTCGGCTAGCGATGGCCCTCTGGAGCCGAGAATACGCCTTCGAACAGAACGGCGGAAGCATGGATTTTTGGGACAGCCGCACGCCTTCTCAGAAGCGGCTTTGCGCAGATATCGTCACAGAAGTTCTCAAGGCATACGAGTCAGCCGGCCGCGCCGCCCTACAGGAAGGGGAATAGCCGTGGCGCGCAACGAGTTCACCAAGGCTACCAAGAGAGCCGCCCTTGCCCGCTCTGAGGGCCGCTGCGAGGCGGTGGGCGCTTGGTATAACCTGGAACCCGGTTGCCGCTGCAATGCCCCTCTCGCGGATGGTGTCGAGTTCGATCATATCGTGCTGGACGCGAACTCCAAGGATAACAGCCTGGAGAACTGCGCAGCAACATGCATCCCCTGCCACAAGTTCAAGTCCGCGAAGATCGACACACCGAAGGCCGCGAAGACGCTTCGCCAGCAGGACAAGGCGCGCGGCATCGCCCGTCCGAAGCAGAATATCCCCGGCAGAGGCTTCCCGGCGCCTGACAAGCCCGCGCGCATCACGAAACAGCAAGCACCCCAGCAGAGCCACCTCTACCGCATGTGGCTCGCAGGGCAATCGACAGGAGAAGGAACGTGACGACCGAGATACTTTGGGCAGTCAAGACCAACACGGACCTGACGGAGGGTCGCGGGCGCGAATACGTCAAGGCTTTTTGCAAGCTGCGCGCAACGGCTATCCGGCTTTCGAAGAAAGGATATGTGCAGGGCACCGATTGCCCGGTCGACCCGGTAGAGGTGCTGCTACTCGACGGGAAGCGTGTTCTGCCTGCGTCGATCATCCTCGTTCAAGAACCGTCACACGACGATGAAGTGATGGAAAAACGCATCATCGCGAAAGATGCTGCGCTGGCGAAGGCAAAGTCTCTTGGCCTCACGGACGATGAAGTTCTAGCTATCAGGAGCCTGACATGACCGCAATCCAGAAGGCGCTAGTCGCGCGCATCACCGAATACCTTGCCAGTGGCGGGCTGTTCAATCCAGAGATGGCGAACCACGACGCCGTGCGCGACTTGCTTATCGGCTGCCGGGACGCCATCGCCGCCCTAGACGCGGAGACGCCCACCACTCCTGCCGATGTGGATGAAGAGCCGGTGGCGTGGCAGTTTCGGTCGAAGGGCTGGTCCGTTGATGACAAATGGTCGGAATGGCTGTGGGGGCGAAAGCCTCCTGAGCGGAAGTTCGACCCGCACGATTATGAAGAGCGCCCCGTGTATTCCGCCACCGCCCTTGAGCGCGTCGTGATGGAGCGTGACACCCTCCGCGAGCAAATCAACCATTTCGGGCAACTGCATCAGGAAGAGCAGGAACGCAATCTCGACCGAGCCGAATCCGCCGAGGCCAAGCTGGCAGAGGCGCGGAAGGTGATCGAGCCGTTTGCGGAAGTAGCTTCGGAATGGGACGGCGAGCCTGAATCGCTTCACGTGTTTCTGGAATGGAACGACGAAAACGGGCCGGTTCCGAGCTTGCCCGTAGCCGAGTTCCGCGCCGCCCGCCGCTTCCTAGAGGAGACGAAGTGATGGTCGACAGGTTCGCTTTCTCTGAGGCTACTGTTTGGAAGATCAACCCGTTCGGGAACTGGGTCCGGGTTAATGACTATGAGGCAATCGAGAAGAAGGCAGGTGAGGCATCTGCACAGCTTGATGCGTGTCGATCGCTCAACGCTTCGCTTCGCGTCGACATCGAAGCCCTCCGCGCCAGACTGGAGACGGTGGAGGCGGAGACACGAGAGCGGCTATCGAATGAGCTTGACCCGGAAATAGGTCTTCCGTCCGACGCCCGTCTTCGCAACATCCACGCCGATCTTGAAATGCGAGGCCGCAAGCACCCGGATTTCGCCGTTACCGTGCATCATCGCAACATCGTTCTGTCTGCTGTCGCTGCCGAGTTGCGCAACCTGGAGCCACGCCATGACTGATATCCTCGAGGACGTGATGGAAGCGGCGCGGAAGGCGCTGGAAGCACAAGGATTGCAGCCCCAGCTAATAATCAACTTCGACAACATCGTCGCTATTGCCCTCGAATCCGACCGCGCCGCACAGGCGGAACGCATGGCGAGGCTGGAGGAGGCGCTGCGGAAAGCGATGCTATGGACCGACGAAGAAAACGACGTTGGATCATGGCGTGAGGAAGCAACCCTCGCCTTGTCGAAGGATAATCAACATGGTTGACCGCTGGTATGCAAGGGCTGTTTCGGCAAGGGACGATGGCCCTCTCGTGTTTTTTGGCGATTACGCCAGACTTCTTGCCCGCGTCGAAGCTGCCGAGGCTCGGAATAAAGCCTTGGTGAGCGCCATATCTGCCGTCGTTTGGTTCGACTGGTCGGATAATGATGACGACGCTGTTGCCGCTATCGCGAGGCTCCGCGCCCTATCGCAGGAGGGAAGCGATGCGTGAGTTGCGAGAAGCCATCGCTAAATTCAGAACCATGAACGTGCCGGAACCGGCCGAAATCCAAGTCGACTCTTTCTCGACTATCATGGCGGCGTTTGACCGCGCAGGGGTTGCGCTTGTGGCTGACCCGAAACTCGCCTCATCTTCGTTCATGGGCGTTCCGGTTATTACGAACCCTATCCTGCCGTCCGGCTTCGCTGCCATTGTCGTCGGCGGCAAGATCGAATGCATCCTCGACCTCCGCGCCGCCGAGGAGAGCGCATCGCAGGAGGGAAGCGAACCCTCATGACACGCGCGCTCGCCTTGACCGAGAAGCAGGTCCGAACCCTGATCCGCGCGGCGGGGAAGGAACGGGCCACGCTGACCGTCAACATAGGCGGGGCGGTTGTCCACGTTATCCCCGCTGATCTTGTGAATCGTCCACAGGAGGAGCGGCCAATTGACGAGATAGGGGAGTTCCGGTTTTGACCGATGACATGCCCCGCAATCGCCCCGTCTATATCCGCCATGAGAAGTCTCGACACGGAACCTGGACATGGGCATTTCGGCGCGGCAAGGAATATGTGCGCCTTCCCGACACCTATGGCACACCTGAATTTTGGGATGCCTACCGCCTAGCTCTCGCAGGAGAGAAGCCGAAGCCTAGACCAGTTGACGACAAGCGCAGCCTTGCTTGGCTTGTTGCACGATACAAGGAAAGCGCCCGGTTTTCCAGTTATAAGCCTTCGACGCGCCGCCTTCGCGACAACATTCTAACTTCCGTCTGCAAGACCCAAGGGGAAAAGCCATTCGCCAAGATTGAGCGCAAGCACATTCAAGGGGCGACCGACGCCAAGCGCGCATCACCCCACGCCGCGAACAATGCGCTGATCGTCCTGTCGCAAATGTTCCAGTGGGCGGTGAAGTCCGGCCATATGGAGAAGAACCCTTGCGAGGGAGTGGACACGTTCAAGGTGGTGAGCACCGGCTTTCACGCATGGACCGTTGAGGAAGTCGAGCAGTTCCGCGCGCATCACGCAGTCGGGACGAAAGCGCGGCTGGCGATAGACCTTCTGCTCTTCCTTGGTCTGCGCAGATCCGATGTGATCCGCGCCGGGCGTCAGCACGTCAGGGACGGCGTGCTGCAACTGTCAACGACCAAGACGAACACAACGGTTCACCTCACGATATGCGACGAACTGGACACGTCGATCAAGGCGACGAAGACCGGAGACCTCGCATTTCTCACGTCGGCCACGGGACGGCCGTTCGCGTCGGGGCAGTCATTTGGGAATTGGTTCAAGGAACGCTGCCGGGAGGCAGGCTTGCCGAAACGATGCGCCGCTCATGGGCTTCGAAAAGCCGGGGCGACAATCGCGGCAGAGCGCGGCGCGACAGCGCGGCAACTCATGGCAATGTATGGCTGGTCTCGGATCGAGATGGCCGAACTCTACACCAAGGAAGCTGACAAGCTCGCGCTGGCGCGTGGCGCATCCGAACGGATTGCGAACAGCTTCGTCACGGACCCAAAACAAGGTTCGGGCTTCGGCCCTGAAAAGATAGTGAAATCAACGGCGTAATTCTTGCATTTGAATAGGTGCAGGAGTAGGATAGAGTAATATCTTCAACCTGTTACTTGAAAGTCCGTTACTCGTCAGACCCGTTGTTTTGGTTGAAGGATTCTCGCGACGTAACGGACCTTGGAGGCTGAGATGACGTGGCGAGACAGCGCAGATCGATTGATCGCTGAGATTGACAAGAGCCTCCCGGCCGACGCCGACATCAAAACCCGCAAGGCTGCGCTCAGGGAGAACGCATGGCGTCTTCACGGCGGCACGTCATGGGGAAAGAAGGTATGGAGCAAGGCAACGCGCGCCTACCTCTCCCGGTTCGTGAAGGCTGACACGGCGGTTCCGGTCAAGCACCTTTCGCCTCTGGAGCGATTGATGGCGAAGTCCGTTTCCCCTTCGGCGAACGTTCATGGAGGATGAGATGAGTGACGAAGACCTTCTCGTTATCGCGCAATGTCGCCGATGCGGGCGAGGCTTCCTCGATTACCGACCGAAGATGCGCGACAAATATGGTTATCCGGGTGGCGATTACCCCAAATGCGGCGGGCATGTATGGAAGCTCGATGAGCCGGTTCGTATCTCGGAATTCAAGAGCTACGGGAAACTGCTCCCGCCCTCTCCCCACCCGATGAACGTTGATGGAGGCTATGATGGGAAGTGAGACGATCCGCCGGTCAGGCATCAAACATATCGCAGATTTGCCGGAACCTGGTCCTTGGTCCATTGCGCGGTTTGGCGGGGCATTCCTGTTCACCTCTCCCAACCATGAGCCTCTGGTTTATGAAGATGGAAAACTCAGGCCATTGACGTTTTCACCCCCTCCCGGAGAACTCACATGACCGAGACGGACGCATGATCACCCACCGTTCCGAGTCCTCCGCTCTTCTCCGTGTCGGGATAGTACTTGTATTTGCGGTAGGGTGGGGAGTGGGGGAGTGGTTTGGATGGTGGTGAGCGAGGCGGCGACCGGCGCTTAGCGCTCGATCCCGGAGCGGTGCTCAAAACTAACCGCCTCGCTTCTCTGTGCCATCTAGGATGGCGAATGAATGGAAGAAGGCCCGGAACAAGCTAGCTAGGCTCCGTCCGCCAGGGACGGTTGCTCCGATATCGAGGCGCTACCAACCAACGGGTAGCCAACCCCGCTTCTTCCAACTCGTGCCTGCTATTCGCAGGGAACTTGTGCGAGGCGGGCTGACCGGGTTGCGAACCCAGCGCACTCGGCTGATCACCGTTCTAGAATGGTGATCTGGTCCCAAACCCGCATCTCAGTAACAGTAGCCCTCACGGGCCTCGCCCATCCTCTATACCAGAATCCGCAGTGCGTTGGAAGCGGGAAGGTTGCGATATTTTCGGGATTGACCGGACATCATGAATGTCCGATATTGGGTGGATTGAACGGGCTACGCCCACCTGCCAAGGGAGAATGGAAATGCGCGATACTCTGAAGATCGAATGCCTTTTGGAGGCAATGGACTCTTACGCCAGCGCCAGCACAGAAGAGCGCACCGCCCGAGAAGCTTACGATGGGTATAGCTGGGGGTATTACGGATACCGATATATCGAAGCGAAAGAGCGCGCGGCGGAGGAGGTTCAGAAGCACCTACGGGCCTTCATTGCGGAAGAGATTGCGGCCGCGATGGGAGGCAAAGATGACCGGTCCTGAGTTCAAAGCCACCCGCGTTTCTCTCGGCCTATCTCAATCGGAGATGGGCCGAATAATCCGCAAGTCCGAGCGCACCATCCGCCGCTATGAGAAGGGCGACCTTCCGATCCTTGAAGACGTGGCAGCGGCGGCAGACGAGCTATCGCGCCAGTTCGGGAAGGTTGCGATAGGACGGGGGATATGGTAGAAAAGTCAGGCTGACGGCGGCGTGGAAAGCAGACACGCAGGCGGATGGGGAACCTGCCCGCTTCAAAGGCGCCGGAGTAGCGACCGGCCCGTCAGCTTCACCCCCACAAGCTCCAGAACATCCTCACCATCTGCACTCGGTAGGACAGCCCAAGCATCCTGATCAGGTAGCGGAGGAAGAAGCGTCTCACGGAGGACTGCGCGTATTGCCCTGCGAGGCTTCCATGCGCTGGACGATCTCGCGAATGACGCGGATGTCCGTCACGACGCCGTTGACAGTCACAGTCATTTCTCTGGCGTTGGTCGAAGCCTCGGCGGCGGCACGCTCCACAGCGGCAATCCGCAGCTCGTGATTATCGAGCGTCCGCAGGTTGGCTTCTAGCGCGACCATGCGGCGTTCGAGGCGTTCAATCCCCAGGTCGGCGCGTTGCTGCCCGGAGGATATGCGCTCCCACGTCGCGCCCCATGTCGCAATTCCGGCCATAAAGCCGCCGATGATGACGAGCGTGTTTAGGTTGACTTCGAATGGTCCTATGCGCGGCAGTGGCACTGGCATGTCTTTGTTCCGATCATTCAAGGCCCCGTTCCCTTTTTCCATGCGCGTAAGATTCCCGAAACCATCAGCAGGGCACGATGGCTCCAGCCGAAGGCGATGCTCGTTATCGTCGTCGGTCAGGGTCGGCGCACGATGCCCGTCGCGCGTCGGCCCGCTTCGTTATTTGCGCCCTCGAATGGCGGTAGCGATGACCTGTGCCCCGCCAAGTGCAGCTCCTGAGTAGAAGATGTTGCCGAAGACGATATCGGCATATTCCTTGAGCTGCGGCGGGAGTGCGGCCACGTCAGGGAGCGCGCCGTTCAAGGTGCTGTCCATCATCCCCCATCCGTGCCAGATGCATGTCGGGACGGCGGCGATGGACCACGCCACCCAAAACATCGGGAACTGCATCCCAGCCTTGACGACGCCAGCAGCTTCGGCATTGAATGACGCCTCTCGCGCAGCATCGATCTTGCGACGTTCGTTCTCGGAATCGGCCTTGCGCTCCAGATGGCCTAGAACGCGGTCGACAAAGCCGAAGCCGACAGAGCCGAGAAGCTTGGCGACGATTGAGGCGATCATTTCGCCCACCCCATGCGGCGAGCGAGAACATACCAGCCCTCCGCAGCAATCGGCGCGACGACGCCAGCGGCGAGGCTGACCCACTGCGCAATCTCAGGGTCGGCAATCAGGTCAGACGCCTCGCCCTCATTGATCAGGCCGTAGTAGAGCAGCGGGAAGGTCGCATAGCGTAGGACAATGCGGATTATGGGAGCCATTTCTGTTCACTCCGATGAAGGGATGTGGTATGGTTTGAGGATGCTAGTGACCGTTGCCGGAATTGAGCGAACCGCTCTTGGGAGAAACCCGAACGGCGTCGAATGCGACGTGTGCAAACGTCATGTGAACTTCGAACGACGCGAATATCGCGAGACTGTCGACCAGCTTCGCGCCGAGGGGTGGACGATAGGCAAGACGCTGGATGACCCAGCGTTTTGCCCGGAACACGCGCCTACTTCTTGAAAGGTTCGAGGATGACGTTCATCAGCGCATGGTTTTACGAACGCGAGGCCCAGCGGTTCTACAAAGTCCGCGCCGAACTCGCGCGCCGCCGCCTCGTTATTGACGCGGCTTACCGGTGGGCTACGTCTTTCGGGCGAAAAGCTTCCCCAGCATCTTGAATAGAACCGCCCAGAAACCGCCCGTGCTTGGCACAGGAGCGGGCTTGACAGGTTCGACGGGCTTGGGAGCCGGGGAAGGCTGAACGGGCGCGGGAAAGGCTTTCTCGCCATACCCAATGCGCTTCAGGTCGAGATTGTATTCCTTGGCATAGCCGGCGATGAGCAGGGCCTTGTCGGTGCCGTTGATGATGCGTCGCGCGGACACGTAGTTCGACTTCGCCAGCGTGATATAGTCGGACAGCTTCTTGCCGGTGAACCACCCGTCACGGGAGCCGATGACAAGGATCTCAGCCGAGTAGCGAGGCTCCAGAAGCTTCTTAGGGTCGCTGACGAAATCGACGCCGAGTTCCTTGCTGGCCTTCTTGTAGTTCTCCAGCCATGTGAGCTGCACGAAACCCATTCCCACGTAGGGGTAGTATTTCTTCTTGCGGAGGTAGGCTTCGCCGCCATACTCACGGACGGGCTTCATCGTGTGGGCGGTTTCGTGCCACGCCGTCGCGAGGACGTAAGCCGCCTGGTTCCTCAGCAGCCCGTGCTTCAGGCACGTATCGATGATCAGCCGGGTATACCCCTTGTCGAGGTCCATGTCGTTTTCCTTAAGTGTTGAAGTGAGGCGGGAGACGTGCGAGAACGCCGCGCCTAATCGAGAGAAGTGCAATGCCCCTGTTTTTCATGCACATCACGAAGACCGCAGGCGGGTCGCTCAAAAGCGCTCTGAAAGCATCAGACGCAAACGTCGCGTTCCACTACCCTCACGAGGAGGGTTTTCGGCACGGCTTCGACTACCCGGACGAGACGGAAATTATCTTCGGCCACTACCGGTTCGGAGTTCACGAGATTGCCGCGAAGGAACCGCGCTACGCCTGCTTCCTTCGCGATCCGGTGGGGCGGATGATCTCGCATTACAACCACCTGAAGAACAATGACCGCAGCCCGGTCGGGGATCACCTGCGCACATTCCCGTCGATGCGCGACTACCTCTTGAACGCCAGGCATTGGGAGTTCGACAATTTCCTTTGCCGATTGATTGCCGGCACAGCCAACAAGCCCGGCCACGGCAATGTCGGCTACAACACCTACGTTCAGGCCCGCGAGAACCTCACCCGGTATTTCGAGTTCGTCGGCATCTTCGAACGGATGGACGAATCCCTGTCACACCTGCGGCAGATCGTTCCGTCTCTCGGACCCGATCTCCCTACAGTGAACAAAGGCCGCTACGAGGATGAGCCGAGCGAGGACGACTATCGGATTATCGACGCCCTCACGCGCTACGACCAGATGCTCTACAAGGACGCGCTGACCCGTTTTGAAATTGCCAGCGCGTCTGTTGCCGAGACCGCCTAGACCACATTAATCGTGAGCGGCTGCATCTTGTATCTGACGTGATCCTCGCCGACGACGACATATGGGTTGTTGCCGATATTGAGGAAGTTCTGATCGGTCTGAGACGGGTCGAACACCGTCATGTATCCGAAGCCAACATAGTCATTGGCCACGCCGCCACCCGCAAGGGAGATGCTTGTCGCGCCGTTTTGCTCCCACCGTGGATTGGCGAGCGTCTTCGTTCTGACGTAGCTGAAATTACCGGGCGTCCTGTAGCCGAATAGGAGCCATTGACCAGTTGGCTCGTGATATCGGATCGATTGCGCCAGCGTGTCGTTTCGGTTGTGCGCCGCGTAGGGATAAATGCCCGTGAGTTTGAAGAATGAGTAGATCGTCTGCCCGCCCATGCCCTGCCACGAGGCGAGATTGCGGGCCGTCCAGCCGCTTCCGTTCCAGAACTCGGTGGATGTCGGGTCTTCCAGATCGTCCCACCGGAACATGCAGAAGCCCATGTCCACGATGTTGTTGGCATCATCAGTGATTTCGATGATCGGGCAAAGGGAGTAGTACCAACCGTTCTCGTAAACGATATTCGTGCCTCGGGTGAAGCCGTAGTAGGTATCATAGCTGTTCCCCACCCAAGACTTCGGCTGAAGGAACAAGCGCTCCCGGCCCGGAGGTGAGCCTGGATAGGTGGTGTAAGCCTTCGTCGACCACGAACCCGCGCCGCCGTGCGACGTTGATTTCATCCAGAGCGGGGTCGAGACCCACTCATGGCCCGGATTGGCGGCATAGCCGGGGATGCCGTCATCGGTGACAACCGAGCCATACCATTCGTGATGGCCTATCGCCCAAACGTTTCCGGAGTTCGCCCAAACCCCGAAAGGCCAGATGCGGTGATCGTAGTCCTGGTAGACGTTGTTGTTGACCGACTGCCGCACAGGGCCGGACGGCTGGCGGATGATGTTCGCCTGCGTCCAGATGTTGTCGGGCACCGCGTATCGGTATGTGTCCTGCGCGCCGGTCAGGAAATGCACCACACCGCCGGAGCGGTAGGGTTGAAGCGGGCTATCGATCCAGAGGCCTTTCGCTCGCCCGCCTGATGTGGTGCCATGTTCCGGATCGGCCGACACGTCCACGATCGTTGTGAAGGCACCCGCTGTCGCGATCGACCCGATCTCTTTCTGTGCGTTTGCGCCCATTACCCCGAACATCAGCCGAACGCCTTCGCAATGCCGACGAGCTGGACTTCCGTGGACGATTTGACCCGAAAGGTGAGCGTGTCGTAGGCGTTCGCCGTTGTGGTGAGGACTGGGGCCGCCGCGCCGGGGAACTTGTAGTGCGTGTCATAGGCCAGCGTTCGGTTGCCCGCCCCGTCCTGCGTGACAGTGATCGAGAACCACTGCCCGACCGTTCGATTGGTGGGGTTGCCGAGCGTCCGGTTGCCGCCAAGCGTCAGGGTGTAGTCATTGGACAGAGACAGATCGAGCGCGACCGTCGCGGCATCGGTGAGCGCAACGGGGTTGACGACTGCACGACCGGCGACGGTAAGGCCGTTGTTTATGGCCACAAGGCCTGTGGCTCGGCTAATCGCAAGCGGCGAGCCAATCTGCGCGCCAGCATCAGTATAGTTAGCTATTGCAAAATCCGAGCCGGCATTACTGCCGCTCTCTGCGCTTCCATCCCCTAGAAAAACGGCCCACCGCGCGGCGCCAGCCATTCGCCCGACAAACAGCGCAAATTGCCCCGCCGCCGCCTTGTTAAGCGTGAAAATTGGGTTCGCTTTCGCGATGTCCTGATCCGCTGAGAACGTGTTCGCCGTGTTGTTTTTCGGCACCGTGTCGCCGCTGGTGCCGATAGTGGCAAGTGCAGCCGTGCCGAGACCGAGCGTCGTGCGCTGTGCCGCCGCGTCGGCATCATCAACAAGCGCCCGACCCGCCGCAGTAAACGTGGCAAGAGACGCGGTGCCTAACCCGGTGAAGTAAGGGAGCCGGTCGGCCGCACTCGTCAGCCCAGCAATCGCAGCAAGCTCCGCATCGTAAGCCTGAACGTCAGTGCCTATGACAACCCCGAGAGTGGTGCGGCCAGCCGCCGCGTTGGCGTCATCAACCAGCGTTCGTCCGAATGCCGAGAAGTCGGCAAGTGCTGCCGTGCCAGCCCCAGTGAAATATGGCACCTTGTCCGCAGCCGTTGTCAGCCCTGCAATTGCCGCAAGGTCTGCGTCATAGGCTTGGACGTTCGTCCCGATGACCAGCCCGAGGTTTGTCCTCGCAGTAGCCGCATCGCTGGCTCCCGTGCCGCCATCAGCCACCGCAAGATCGGTAATGCCAGCAACCGACCCGCCCGTGATCGCTACAGCCGACGCGGCCTGCGTTGCCATCGTGCCAAGGCCAAGCGTCGTGCGCTGTGCCGCAGCATCCACGTCATCCAGCAATGCCAGCCCGGCTACTGTCGGGTTGACGGCGGCATACTCGTCAAGATTGGCGCTGTATGCCTGGACCGTTGAGCCGACCTCCGAAGCGATGGACTGCTTCGTCGTAAGCGGGTTCATGGTCTGTGTCGTGCCGGTGCCCGTCTCAGCTTCGAGCTGAGTGGCAAACGGACGGCCCGCCGTCATCACCTGCGCAATGGTCGACTTCCCAACGGATGCGCCCTCGGTGATGAGGATGTCGGTCGTTACGGGCGAGGCGTTTGCAGGAAGGTCGCTCGGCTTGATGATTGCCATGTCATATTCCCATGAAAAAGCCGCCCGAAGGAGGCGGTTAGATCGCGCGGATGATCTTGTTCAGAACCATCGTCGGCTGGACGTTGGCGTGAGCGCCGCCCGTGCCAGCGCTGCCTGTCGTGAACGTGTGCGTATGCGCCCCGGCGGTGGATGTCGTCTTGGTTTCCGCGCCGGCCGCCGAACTCATCGCAGGGCTGCTACCGAACCCGTCGCCGCGATCGACGTAAGAAACGGTGTGCGAGTGGTTGCCAGAGCTGTCAGTCGTCCCGGTATGGGTGTGAGCAGGGATCTGCGCCGTCGTGAGCGTATGCGTCTCGCTACCACCAACCGCGCCCAGTGTGACGCCATCCACGCCGCCACTTCCCGTCGTGAGACGGGTTGCGGCCGTGCCGCCCATGTTGTCTTTGCCTGCGATGACGCGGCCACGGGCATCCGGCACATTAAATGTCGTTGACCCGTCGCCCACGCCAAAGACGGTGCCAACTACCGCAAACAGGTCGGCGTAGGTCGTGCGCGAAACAGCCTGTCCGTAGCAGAGCAGCCACCCGGTCGGCGCCGTCGATCCCGCATAGTCCATCATTACGCCGATAGGCGGCAGGGATTGGTCCATCTGCGATTTCGTCACGGCGTCGTTGTCGCTTGTCGCCGCGCCCATGTTGGTGATTCTGAACTCTCCCATGTTCAGATTGCCGGTCATCGGGGCGCGACCGTCCCGCACAACCGTTTGCGAAAGAGCAGCAGCGATATCTTCCAACGGCGGGTTGTGCTGTGATGTCTGGATCGTCTGGCCTGTCGTGGCGAGATACCCACTTGGCAAGTTATACGAACCGTTGGTAGCGAAGGGCATCGGCTTGTTTCCAATCCGTGTTTAGGGCATGAATAGAGGCCCCGCGCGAAGGCAGGAGACCTGATGAACAAAGACCCCGCAGCGGCCCTATTCGGGACGATCGGTGCTATTGTGGTTTGCGGTGGAGGGGCGTTTTACCTTCGATCGAAGGTGGACGAATGGGGCTTGCCGACGCTCGCCGTGGTCTGCCTGTCTATCGTCGCGTTCTGTCTGATAGTTGGGTGGACGTTGGATAGGAGAACTTCGGGCCAAGAAGCGCGCGGGAAATACGTTCCGCCATCAGGCGAGTAGCCTGGTCTGTCTGCCCAAGCGTATTGATGCCGTCATAGACCGTCTGCCCCGCGCCGCCGCCCCTTGTCAGCAGGCGCGCGACCTCGGAATAGATGGCGTCTTCCTTGCCCCTGATCTTTTCAGGCGTCATGCCTGTGAGGGCTTGAACAACGCGCTTCGCAGCATTGATCGGTTCGCCCTGAGCAGCTTTGCCGATGACGCCCGGTCCTGTCGTGTCCTTGACCATCTGGTCCGTCGCCAGACGCGCATAGGTCTTGGAATTGTCGGCAACTGAGGCCCTGAGATCGAAGGACATCGCGGCCCGGTCGATCTCGTCAAACAGCTTGTCGGCCTTCGCCTTTCCAATCGCCGCGGTGAGCTTTTCACGATTGGCCCGGCTCGACAGATCCTTGATGGCCTTGATGGCTTCACGAGCCGGTGTGTCACCATCCTGGACGGTGCGCGCGACGTTCGCCATCACATCATCGAGACGGGAGCGAACGCCCTGCGCAAGGGCATCCTTTTCAGGCCCGGTCATGCCTCGGACAGCCTCGTCAACCTGATCACGGGTCATGGATGGCGAAAGAAGCTTGGAGCCGAGTTCAACCGCCTTGGACCGCCTGATCGGGTCGGCAGCGGTTTCGAGCGCCTTGCCGTATTCCGGCACGAGGTCGCGGAGCGTATCGCGGATTTCACTGGACAGGTTGGAATAAGCCCTGCCCTGCGCGGTTGTGCCGCCAAGTTTTCCGGCCCCATCCGCCCTGTCGGCGACCTCGTTCAATCCTCGCGTGATGTAGTCGATCTGGCGAACGTCGGGCAGCGTCTCGAATACGATTGACCCATCGTCCGCGACATTCGCGAGGATCTGCTTCGATGCATTCCCCTCGGTCCTCATCAATTCGTTGGCCACAGCGATGGCGCTCTTCGGAACGCGAGTCTTCAGGATGCCCTCAATGGCCTGTCCGCGCGGGTCGGCATAATCGATTGCCACATTATAGGCATCGTCATAGGCGCTACCGCGAGCAGCGGCCGACCCCTTGCGGATAGCCGAGCGTGCCGCCGTAACACCCTGCGGGGCGCCAAGCGTGTTGTCGAGCGCGTCTGTTACTGCCAACCCCGCGCGGTCAGTCCTCGCCGATATCGCATTGCGCGCCTCGACAGCGCCAGGACCGCCCCGCTGGATAGCCGTATCAAGAACAGCGCGGGCATTCGGCCCGGCGTCAGCAAGCATGGCGTCGCTCCCGGCACGGAGCATGTTTCCCTGCCCCTGTGGACCGAGCGACCCGTCCGCCTCCATGACGTTGCCAAGAAGCCGAAGGGCCTCCGGCGAAGCGCCTGCTTTCTTTGAGATCGGCCCGGCCTTCAGATAGTCACGAATGCCGGAATACGCCTTTGACAAGCCAGACGAGACAAGCGGAAACGCGCCGCCTGCGGCACTGCCGATCAATGCTTCGACAATTGCGTTCTTGGCGCGGCTGCTTGCGTCTTCACCCGTTCCTGCGCCATGCAGACCGCCGAAGAGAGCGCCATCAGCGGCACCGGCC